GTGTGCCGCCAGTTCGGCTGCAATGTCAATGTGACTTAGTAGATCATAGTTGGCACGAAATTCGGCCACATCTCGGAGTTGTTTTTGTCGCCAGGCTGTTTGTCTAGCCACCAAGGCGGTGTGCGCATCTTGAGCTTTCTTTTGTTGACTGTAGACAGCAAGATCTCGATGGGCCAACAATTCAGCTTCGATGTTGATTTGTGTTAGGTCAGCATACTGTGTAGCAAGATATTCAAGATCACTGTCTTGCTTTTTTTGCCACAACACTCGTCGCCGACGGAGACTTTCGATTTGTTCTGCAATACGGCTATTGGCTTCAACTACTGCTCTGATTCTAAATTCTTCTTGCGATACTGCATCTTTGGTGCCTCTGGCCAGTTCTTTGATTGCATCAGCACGTTCACTCAGCAGGGTAATGCCCAGTAACTGTTCAATGATGGTTCGTTGATCATTGGCCTTTAGGCCAAGAAACGGTTCGGTATAGGTGTTGAGAGCCACAACATGTTTGAACATGTCATGACTCATGTTCATGATGCGTTCCACAGCGTCTTGTGTTTCTCTTGAATCACCTTGTGCCTCGTCTGTGGCCACTGTGGCTTCGTTGTTCACATAGAACTTGAGCACGTTGGGTTTGCGCCCACGCTCAATTCTATACTCTGCACCGTTGACTGCAAACTCCAGACTCACCAGCATGTTTTTGCCGTTGGTCTTGTTTACCAGATTGTCCTTGCGGATGTTTGACAGAGCATTACCGTACAAGGCATAGCTGAGTGCATTGATGATAGTGGTTTTGCCTGTACCGTTACGACTGCCGTCCCCGCCAAGGTCAAGATTCTCGCCCAGCACCAAGGTAATGTCCTTGCGATCAAAGTTGATAGCTTGGGTAGCAGCACCCACGCTCATGAAGTTTCGAACAGTGAGATTTTTAATTTGAATCATAAAGTCTTATTATACACATAACCCATGGCTTTCGCAACCTCAGGATGGGAGTCGGCAAAGTTCTGATTCCGCAAGTGATCAAAATGCCTACACAATTTTATAAATTCCTGACCATCCGAATTTGGAGCCAACTTCACATAGTTCAAAATATTGTTCATCTCAGGCCACGGATGATTTTGAAATTTGTTAATAATTAAATCCTTAGCATCCGCGGTGAGATGCTTAAGGTCAAATCCAATTGGATCAGTCACATACAACGGGTTTACTGGAAGTAGCAACTTAGAGGCCCATTGCAACAACTCGTCGATGTAGAAAATATTCATTATACTAATTGCGGGCATGATGCTAATTTTAACATTGGGCAATTTGAGATTTATCAGTTGGCTAATGTTTGAATCAACTTGATTCCAAGATCCGCCACGCTCAAGTTCAAAACGAGTACCAATGTTGTCAATACTGAAATGTATGTCCACATGCTTGAATTTTTTCCAGTAATCAACAAACTTTTCTGGATAGATGGATCCATTGCTGTTGTAATGCAATCTTATATTTTTAGCAGATCCTTGGTCAACAGCTGATTTGATCAATCTCAATAGAGGTTTGATCAAAAATGGCTCGCCACCATACATGTCTATGTTCGTTAATGCAGGTAACAATTCTATAATCTCATTGATAGTTTTAGAATCAGATTCGGCCCAATTTACTGTTTTTATAGAGATATTACTGAACTTTTTTGATTCCTCTGCAAATAGAGAACTAGCCTTTGGGCCGCATATACGACATTTAAAATTGCATGTATTACCTGGTTTGATATCTAAACTTTTTATTGTGGGGTAATCCAAATCAACGGTCAACAACTGTTTTTTTAATAAACCTACGTGATATTTTCTATTACTAATCAATCCCTTGTCTTCTGTACCCCAACAATGTTTGCATCCATTTGGTTGTTTACCGTCTAAAAAATCTTGACGTAAGGCAGACATTTTATCATTATAAAATGCATTTTTCAATGAAACCGTATTAATATTGCCAATATCTTGAGAAGAAACACAACATGGACGTATTTCTCCTTGTGCCGAAACTTCTAAATGCTGCCAAGGTAATGGGCACAATGTATCTGGCACAAAAAAATTATCTTGTAATTTGCCAGTCTCTTCAAACTCTATTTTTAAAGTTTGAAACAATGTTGAATCTATAGATGTTGCTTGCTTGCGGATATCATACGGACTGCAAATTAGCACAAAAAATTTAGATACATCAATCAGATCAGCAGCTTGAGACAGATGCTGTAATAATTTGTCCGAGATAATATCTGTGGTATAGAACACCAATCGATCGTTATTAGCAAACTCTTCTTGATAGCATGATTGCAACTGTTTATATGCAGCAGTTGGTGATACAGACAAATCTGCCAAATCAACAAAACATTTTAAAACATACTGCTTGGAAAGTGCTTGCTCTAATTGTTCTATTGATATCATAAGTTTTGATAGATCTTCAACAGCAGTTTGTTGTCGTAGAATTCAGATTCAATGTTGGTAATTTGATCTGTGACAATTTGATCTACACTTTCAAACTTGATCTCACCAGGCGCCATGTCTGTATCCACAGATGAATTCTTGTTGGGTATCAAGGCCATCTCTCTGAGTCCGTATTCTCTAATAAATGTTTCTTTGATAAAGTTGGCTTCTTCGTAGCTGATCTCAATGTCCAGTTGCACACGCACATGCATACCGGGAGCCAGGATAGTGGCAGCATTGTCGATAATGTTACTGAGCCCAAACACACGATATCTGGGCTGATCCGGCCAGGCATGGAACTCTGGCTCTTTGTCCCATTCCAGGATCATCATGCCGCGTTCATCGTCGCCGGCATCTGCATAGTTGTGCGGGAAACAATTGCCAATGTAGGTAATGTTCTTTTTGGTTTGCCGTTTGTGAAAGTGTCCGGTGAACACATGTTCAAAGCCAGTGAAATGTTCTCGTTGAACTTCGCCATGATCAGGCATTTCAATTTGTGCATTCATCAAGTAACCGGGCAGTTCAAAGTGCCCAAACATGTACTTGCCCGTTAGTTTGGGTATGCGTTTATGATCATCTCCACATAGCCAAGGGGCAATAGTGACATCACCGTGGCTGACCCAATCATTGCAGATTTCCACATTAGGGAGATGCTTTGCCCACTCCACGCTTTGAATGTCACGTTTATCGCGATAATATAAATCGTGGTTACCAGGAATAAAATACACACGTTGAAAATTAGCATTCATGTGCTCCAGTGCTAGTAGGCTGTAGTTGAGTGTGACAATGTTGAGACTGGCTCGATTGTTGTGCCAGTCACCCAGGAACAAGCAGGTTTCGCAACCTTGCTCCTTGGCCTTGGCCGTGGCCCACTTCACAAAGTTCAAACAGTCTTCGTTGTGTTGAGTGCTGTTGCTTTTGAGTCCAAAATGTATGTCCGTGAATACCGCGGCTTTGTGAAATAGGTTCATGTAGATTTGGGTTGATATAATAACTCATACAAGTGTACACTATTTGTAGGGAACTTGTCAAGCTCGTGACACTGAATTTCGTATCCTAAGTTTCTCAATTGCCATTGAATCCAAGACTCGCTGAGTAGAGATAACGGCTCCCACGAAAGATTTTGTTTGTTGGTCACTGCTGATATGATATCAGCGCATAGTACATCATGATGTAGATATTTTTGATTTTTTAAATTTTGTTCATGAAACGGCAACAAGTCCTGAATCGGACGAACATACTCTATGTCACACAACAAACTTATTTTTTGCAAGGTTTCTTCAAAATTGTTTAACAAGTCTCTGACGGTGATTGTACAACATTTGGGATTCTGCCAACGATCAGGATGATACCATTCTACTTGATCATACCAGGCAGGCATAAAATACAAACTTAGAAACTCTCTTTGAATCCAGTTGGGAATGTCTTGTATTGCTGTATCAGGTACCACTGGCCAATATTGGTAAAGTTTGTTTGCATCGGCCGGCTCCGCAATCAAAAATTTGTCGGCCCACCAGTTGTTCCAAATTTTGGTAAAAAAATTATTGATGGTTAACAATACAGAATCTTGATCAGGATAGATATAGATCATGTGTTGCACAATATCACAAACTTGATCTAATCTGTCTGATATTGAATGTTGCTGTTGAGTTTTAGGATGAAACCGTATGAATTTTTCTGATTGGCCCGCACTTAAAAATATAGAAATAATACTAAAATCTAAATGATTACCTTTTTTAAATTTGTGACTACTTCCTGATTCAGTAAACGGCGAAACCAACTGATCAGTGCTGGTCAGACTAGTCAAGCACCATTCAAGATATGTACCATAAGTTCCCCCTTGATATGCAATAGGTATGGTACTACTCAGTTCATGCATCTTCTTGTTGTGTTACAGGATAAGTTGTAATTGTAACCGGACCACTCATGGCTGCCATTGAGTGCTTGCCAGAATTTTGCCGTGTCCATGAAGGGTTGAGTCCGTTCATCTCTAGAATATCATCGCGAATGTTTTGACTTTTCTTTTCAATATTCAGGATACGAGTAAAGCTATTGGTAATAGCGGCAGTATAATACGCAAAAGGATTCTGCGATTTTGACTCGTCAAATTGCAGTCCGATCTGGCTGAGTTGCAGCAGGGCTTGTCCACGCATTTCTTCATTGTAGGTGTATCCTCTCCAGTTGGATCTTGTGGCATAACGTTCACACAGTTTCATGAACATCATGGCCAGTTTTCTAGTCATGTCGCCGTGGTCCTTGGAATATGCACCGGTGGCCAGGTCTCCCTGCCAGTGACTGCGCCCCACAATAAACGGCACCTTGGCGTCGTCTATTCTATAGTGTTCAAACGGTGGGAAGTTCACACGCACATGATTCATGTCCAGCACAGGCGCATCCAGAATATCCGCTAGTGGATCGTCTTCTACCACGTCGTCTAGGTCCAGAATATCTTCCAGTTTGCTGCGCTTTTTGGCTTCGGCCTTGGTGATTTTTTTGGGAGCCCGGGGAATGTGATCCCAGCAGGATATACGGAACACAATGTCTGTGTTGGGAATTTTCTTTGGATCCACAATAGTACCTTCGCGTTTGAGTCGATCGGCTCGGTTGCGCCGCGCTTCTGCTATGGTTCTTTGATTGATTTTGTCAATGGATGGCAAAATAATATCAAATTGGTGATCCAGCACAGGATCCTGGTACCAGCAATAGTTGTTTTTGCTAAGGTGAATTTCTTTAAGAATATCTCTGTTGTTTAGATAGTTAACGCGGGGAGCCGCTTTGGGTAGTAATGACATGTGTGTCGAGATCTCCTGATATGTACTTAGTATAACACATTTGCAGCAGTTGTCAACCTTTTGTTTAACTACGCCGTTAAAAATTTGGGTAAATAAGATATAGGAAACAATATGGCCGATCTTGTACTACCACCCAATGTCAAACTAGACCCAAACACAGGTTTGTATAGTATTACCAACGCCCAAGGTAAAACAGTCCGCGTCAATGCAGACACACAGGATCAGTTAAATCAATATGTAAAATCTGTTGATACTGGAGTTCCTGCTGCGGTCACCGTGACTGACCCCAATACAGGCAATCCAACAACGCAAACATTTGATTCTGGAAAAATTATTTCACAAACCGACAGCATCAATCAACAAAATGCTTTGTTGACAGCTGGAAAAAGACAAGCCGGTGTACTAGGCAACTCTGATGGTTCATACCAGGACCTGAACACTGGGAAAACAATCAGCCAAGAGCAAGCAGCAGCCAAAATACAAGCTGCTGGACTGCCTCCTGAAACACTTCAAGCAATAACACCTAAAAATTCATCAAGTTATCAGGCAGCACAAAATGCTGTAAACAGCACCACAAACACTCCCAGTAACATACCAGCAGCTTCTGCAACGGCCCCATCACAAGCAGCATCAGCTGACGGGTCGGGTCCTGTTGTAGATGCTAGTGTTCCTGCGGCACCAGCAGTTCCAAATGTAACTGATGGATCATACAAACAAGCAGCACCACTTGGTGCCGACGGACAACCGATACCACAGGTGCCATTTGTGGGTGTGACTGATGGATCATACAAACAAGCAGCACCACTGGGTGCTGATGGGCAACCAATACGTCTGGTACCATTTGAACCAGTATCAGTTAGTACCCCGGGTACAGGAGATGGCTCATATAGTCAGGCAGCACCACTGGGTGCTGATGGGCAACCAATGCGTCTGGTACCAGATGTTGAAACACCTGCTGCTGTTCAAAATCCTCCCTATGATGAAAATGCCGGACTTGATGCAGCAATAAAAGCAAGAGCAGCAGAACCAGTAGAAACACAGTTGACCCCTGCACAACTAGAAGTTGCACTGGCCGAAGCTGTTGAAGGCGCCACTCCCAGTGCCGCTGACGTTGACGCAGCAGATGACAAGAGCCTGCAAGACATAGAAGATATCAGAGCAGAAGCAGAAACAGCACCCGGTGGTGTAACTTTTCCTAGTGCTAACAACGACACCACATCAGCCTTCAAGGCTCTGGCCAAAAGTCAAGGTACCCTGCAGAGTCGTTACAAGCAGCCCGGCAACGGTGACTGGCGTGTTAGACTCAGCCTGGCCCCCAACAGCGACTATCTTTACAATGCAACAGACGCTGGCATCTTGGCTCCACTCACTGCCACCAATGGAGTGATATTTCCCTACACTCCAAAAATCAGCACAAGCTACACTGCAGATTACGAAAAATACAATCTGATACATTCCAACTATCGCGGACTATTTTACAAAAGCAGCGGTGTTGGTGATGTGCAAATAAACGGCACATTCACCGCACAAGACACTAGAGAAGCAGCCTACATGTTGGCAGTGATACACTTTTTTAGAAGTGTGACCAAGATGTTTTATGGCAACAAGGACGAGCAACGTGGTACACCTCCACCCTTGGTATATCTGAGTGGCTACGGCGACTATCAATTTAGCAATCACGCCTGTGTGGTGTCGTCATTTAATTACAGCCTGCCCAATGAAGTAGACTACATAAGAACAAACGGCCCCAACAACTTTGGTCCCAACCTGAGCAATCGGCAAACTCCCAGAACAACCAGTCCTGGTGGCATCAACTTTTCTGGAGCAATCCGCCTGGCCAATGCGTTGCTGAACAAGGGTGCATTACCGCAAGTTCCTGCACAAAATGCCTTGCGCAGTTATGTGAACAACACAAACGAATGCACATACGTGCCAACCAAAATGGAAATTGACATTGTGCTTATACCAGTACAAACTCGCAGCCAAGTCAGCAAACAGTTTAGTCTTAAAGGATTTGCCAACGGTAACTTGCTCAAAGGAGGATTCTGGTAATGACAATTGCATACGATTCTACCAGCCCGTATTTTGAAACAGGCTACAGTCAATTTTTTCTTGACAGCATGGTCAATAGACCCATACCCAAAGAAGATGATGACCTAACGTTTACTATCAATCGCACGTATCAGTATAGACCCGACTTGTTGGCCTATGACCTGTATCAGAATGCTGCCTTGTGGTGGGTATTTTATCAGCGCAACCCTAACACACTAACAGCACCACCCTTGGACTTTGTGGTCGGTATACAAATATATCTGCCAAAAATGACCACGCTGAAATCGGCCCTGGGGATCTAAATCGTGGCAGCACCCAACACCCCTGACACTCAGCAAATTGCTCCAAATGGCAGAGTGGTTGCAGCACCAGACACAACATCGTCCTCAAATGCTACCAAAACAGCCACAATTGATTCTGGTGGAGGCGACTCAGGTACCAATGCTACTACCCGCACCACGGTACAAACTCAAGCAACTGGTCCAGCTAGCAACACTGGTCAAGCCCTTGCTGTACCCAATTTTGCATTTGGTCAGGATGCTGCACAACTACTGCGCGATCAGCAATCTGGCCTAGATACTGTACAACTTGCGCAGGCCCGCTTACTAACCAACCCAGGCACGCCAACCAAGGATGATGCAAAGGACAAGTCAGCGGCTGCCAATCAAGCTGCTCAAGAGGATGATTACACCAACATCAAAATTGTTCCCCGGGCCAACCCACTGGACAACTACTACAGCTATACATATTCAATATCAATATACATGCTGACAAACAAACAGTATGAAATACTGTTGAATAGCAAGAATAAAAAAATTGACGGATACTTTTTGCTGTTTCAAAGTGGAGGCGCTGGCGCCAACAAAGAAGGAACCCCCAAAACAGGCATGGGCGAAGCAACACCCAACGGTGGCGACAGCGGAAGAAATCCATTTTTTGGCGAAGACTTCTACATTGATTCTTTTTCATTGACCACTTTTCCTCTGGGCGGCGCAACTGGCGCCAGCCAATCAGCAACAGAAATGAAGATGACAGTGGTTGAACCACAAGGCATGACCTTGACTGATCGACTGTACAAGGCTGCTGAAAATCTAGAACCCAAAGACGGAGCAGGAGTTGTAAATTACACCTCAGTCACATATCTTGCAGTCATAAGATTTTACGGCTACGACGAAGGCGGCAATCTAACTTATCCTATACGCAGCATGGGAGAAGCCAGCGGCACCACCGATCCCAAGGCTGTGATTGAAAAATTTGTACCATTCATAATAAAAGGAATAAACTGGACCGTGGGTTCAAAAACAGTCACCTACGACTGGGATTGTGGTGCTATTGGACAATTTGTTGGAGTTGGACGCGGAGAAATTCCAGCCGATGTGCAGCTGGTGGACAGTACTGTGGCAGGGGTACTGGGTGGCACTGTGGCCGCAGATGCCAGCGACAATAGATTGTATAGACAAGGTACAGCAAACACTGATCAAAGTGCTGCTGAAAGCGCACGACTTGCTAGTAAAGAGGCTGCTTTGAGCCGCAGCAACACAGACAACGCTCGCTCAATAGCAAGAATTGCACGCCAAGGTTCAGCCCCATCCAACGCCTCAGCAGCCCCCACCGCCAACAAAACAATCACCAATGACCTGGTAACAGCAATGAATGAGTTCCAACGCTCTCAAGTTGATCGCGGCATAATACAAATAGCTGATGAATATTCTATTGAATTCAAAAGTGATGTTCCTGGCGTTCCTGCATCCAAAATTGCGGATGCAACCTTGAAACCAATTGGCCAAGTCAGAGATGACAAGAAAATGACTGCAGGCGGCCAACAAGCAGAACAAGATACACAAAGTCTCAATCAAGAAACAAACACAGTTGATTCGGTGAGTCAAAGCATGAGTATCACTGCTGGGCAAAATATGACTCAGGTGATTGAACTGGTCATACGCAACAGCAGTTACATACAAGATCAACAATTGATTATTGTAAACACTGATGGCACCTGGACTCCAAATCCCAACAGCAGAAACAAACCAGTGTCCTGGTACATAATAAACATGTTTGCCACACAGAAAGACATGGACCCGTTGAGAGGCGACTATGCCTACAAGATAAAGTATGTTGTGCAACCTTTTATTCCGCAAAATCTTATTAGTAAATATTTTCCAGTCAGCAAGTTCAATGGAATACACAAAAAGTATCCATACTGGTTCACTGGTCAGAATGTGGCTGTGCTGGACTACAAAGAAAACCTAAATGGATTGTACACACTCACCGTGTCTGGCAATGATCCCAAAAACAGCGCCGATGCAGGCCTCAAACAAAACTATGCCAGTCGACTGAGTGACATTGTACAATACAATCAAACTGACACAATTAAATTTCAGTATTCGCCGCGCAGCAACCAGCCCAGTGCAGGGCAAACAGGCAAAAAACTTGAACCTGGTGCCAATGCGGCTGATTACCTGCTTAGTCCAGCAACCTTGAGAGAAGTTCAGGTACGAATAATTGGTGATCCTGATTGGATACAACAAGGTAACCTGTTTAAAGATATCAAACAAGGCGAAAACAAAGTGGCAGCCCGAACAGGATTTGGAGAAGATGGCAGCATTTCTTTTGAAAGTACAGATGTGCTGTTTGAAATGCTGTGGCAACGCCCAGAAGATTACAATATTGATACTGGCCTGGCCGACCCATACTCTGGCGGCTATTCAGGCAATGCCAACGGCGCAAGAGAAGCGGTACAAAGCAAGGTGTACAAAGCAACAAAAGTTGTCAGCGAATTCAAAGGCGGAAAATTTGAACAGGCCTTAACAGGTGCAATATATTTGTTTCCCAAACCTTCAGCAGCCGAAGCAGATACCAGTACTGGCGCAGGAGCCGGACGCGGCAGTTCAAATGATCCTCGACGATTTGATCAGCCAAATCAGACTGTTAATACTGAAATTAGAACTGGTCTCAATCTGTCACCAGGAGCAGCTCAGCAAGCCCGCAGCGACTATGCCCTCAAAGATCCTAGACTATTAAGCGGACCTGATGGCGGCCAAGCAGCAATACTAGGAGCACAGGGATCTTTCAACAATGTGGGTGTTTCACCAACTCGTGCCACTATTGAACCAGGAGCACTAGCCGCCCTTGGTCCTACCTTGTTGCCTGCAGGACCACCACGTCCGGCCACCAGTGGCACAGGCGGAATCATCGGCACAGTGTCAGAGACCGTGGGATCAGGTCCTCCAAAATTGCCACAGGTATTGTCAGGGCAGACAAACTTGTCGGCTACACAAATAGTTGGACAACTGACTCAAGCTGCGGCCAGTACAGGGCCACGTCGTGGAGCGGTGCCGGGCTCAACCGGTGGCCCGTCAACTCAGCAAATAGTTAAAGATCGTTAAGGAACAACATGGCAGAAATTACACAACGCACACGAGGACGATCAGGCAAATACAAACTGGACCGCGGCGGCCTGCCCGCAGAATTTGGTCCGTTTACTGGTGTGGTAATGAGTACCGTGGATCCCACACGATCAGGAAGATTGCGTGTGTACATTGAAGCATTTGCTGATGGTGGCAAGGCCAGCATGGATGACGATTCCAAATGGACCACGGTCAGCTACATGCCGTCATTTTTTGGATCAACTCCCTTGCCGGACACAGGTGGTACTACTGATTCAGTAGGTGCCTATCCTGGCAATGAAAACAGCTACGGCATGTGGTTCACTCCACCAGACGTGGGCATCACAGTGGTGTGCATATTTGTCAATGGTGATCGCAGCCAAGGATTTTATATTGGAGTGATTCCCGAGCAAGGCCTGGGCAACATGGTGCCTGCAATTGCATCGTCAAATCGTTATGTCACAGGCAACAAGAATCAAGAAGCATATTTTGCTAATGCAGTCCGACTACCGGTTACAGAAATCAACACTCTCAATGACGAACTATTCAACGATCCCAGATTCTTTGAGCAACCAAAACCTGTGCATGGTTATCTGGCGCAGAGTCTATTTCAACAAGGCCTAATCAATGATCTAGAACGTGGCACTATACGTTCCAGCAGTCAGCGCGAAACTCCCAGTGCTGTGTTTGGTGTTAGTACGCCAGGAGTGGCTATCTATCAAGGAGGCATGAATGCCAATGACATTAGAACCAAACTAAACGCCGGCGAAATCAAACCCAGCGATGCCAAAGTTATTGGCCGAATTGGCGGGCATAGTTTAGTAATGGATGACGGCGATCTCGAAGGCGACAATGCCCTGTTTAGATTGCGAACCTCAAAAGGTCATCAAATCACCATGAGTGATACAGGCAACTTTTTTTACATTACTCATGCCAATGGACAGGCCTGGCTGGAGTTTGGTGTAGAAGGCACAGTGGATGTGTATGCCACAAACTCAGTGAACGTGCGCACCAAGGGCGATATTAATTTACACGCTGACCGAGATATCAACATGTTTGCTGGACGCTCAATAAAAGCCAAATCTCGCAGCACATTTCAAATTGAAAGTGACCTCACCATTTCATTACGAGCACAACAAGATATCACCTTGTACAGCGCCGGCACGCTTGGCGTCAAAGCCGACGGTGTGCTAACGCTGAACTGTGCGTCAGGATCTTGGGGCGCACCCGGAGCACTGGTACTTGATGGCGGCACAGTTGATTTAAACGGTCCCAAGGCAGGCAAAGTCAAGGCCGCTGCACCCATAACAAAAACTGTGTTTGATGATACCAAATTCAGCACCAGCAAGGGCTGGGAAGTCAGCGCCAATAGTCTGGAAAGTGTGGTGAGTCGAGCCCCTACTCATGAGCCATACCCGTCGCACAACAAAGGTGTTGATGTAAAAGTGGCATTTGAAGAAGGCAAGCCCACTCCACCTCCTGGCGCAAGCCCAGTACCACCAGGTGTAGAAATACAGGCAAAATAACATGGGTAATTTTACATTCAATCTTGACCAACTAAAAAATGTTGCTACATCCGCTGCATCAGGGGCAACAACCAATGCAGATGGTACAACAAAATTATTTGAGATCAAAGGACCTCCAGATCTTACTCGCGAACAAGCACTTGAAATTTTTAAAAAACAAGCTGACGCTGGCGGACTGGTGGGATTCAAAGCCGGAGACACTCTTAGTGCAGCTACTCAAGCAGCAGACGGTTTGCCGGGTGCTCAGGCGTCAGTTGCACAGGCACAAGCCGGTCTCAGTTCTGCACTGGGATCAGCATCTAGCGCACTAGCACAAGCTGGCGGCGCACTAGGCGGCAGCCTAGCAGGTACAGCAGCAGGACTGACATCACTGGTGGGACCAGCAGTGTCGTCTATTAGCGGAGTTGGAGCCGCCTTGGTAGGAGCAGCAGCCAAGGCCGGTAGTGTTGCAACGTCGGCACTGCAAACAATCAACACAGCATTGACAAAAACACCTCTGGGCGCAAGCCCAATCAACGTTGCTGATTTTGCCAAAACTATACCAGCAGTAAATGCGATAGGACCCATGACCTCAGCACAAGTTACTGGAGTACTAGCACAGGCCAAAAATCTAGTGGCACAATCGTCCAGCACAATTAGCAACGCCAAGGGCATCGGCGAGTATGGACTAAACATTCAACAACTTGAAACTGCTGGTTATGTCAAACCTGGCATTAGCAATTTACTCACACAAGGTGCTAGTAGTCTGGCAGCAGTTGCAAAAAGTCCCGCAAGCTGGACTGGGAAAGATGGAATAAAAGGACTAGACGGATTGTTAGCAAGTCCGTCAACTCAAGGCTTGATACAGCAGGATCTCATGGCCAAAGGAGTAGCCGGCCTGGGTGCAGTTGGAATACCAGTTGCTAATTTATCTGCACAAGGACTAGCAGGCATGGCACTAAATGCTGCTAAAAGTCTGCCCAATGCTGAAGCGTTTGCTAAAGGCTTACCTATTCCGGGAGATGCAACAGGTGCTGTCAAAGCAGCCATGAACACCGCAGTCCGCGATGGCGCATTTGCAGTCAACCTAGTGGCCGCCAAGATACCAGACACTTTCAAAGACATGCAGATACCTATACCAGCAACTGACACGGTGAGTAGAGCCACAGTGGATGCTGCCAGCAGTCGTATTGCAGGCAACGATAAAATACCGCCAGTCAACTATGGTACACCAACCGCAGCTGATCCGGCCGCACAAGCAACAGCACAATCAGCATTAAAAACCGTAGTTGTACTGACCAAAGCTCGTACAGCTTTCTTGACTAGTTTTGGCAGCAAAGTGGCGGCTCTGGAAAATCAACAGACAATAACAGAAAGTGAATGGGCAGCAGTCAATGCTGAATATCAAGCAGCAGAAAATAACTATGTTACAACTGTGGTTCCAAAAATAGCAGAGTATGTGTTAGCTCAATTCAAGGCAGGCATCCTGGCACAAAAAACCACTGCTGAAGGCAAGGAATTAGATACCAATACACTTGAAGTTGTAAAACTCAGCAAAGATCTAAAACAACGCATCAATCAATTGCAGTTCAAAATTGAAGGTCGCAATGCATAAGCACCGGTAAATACACTATGGCACAAAAATTCATTGGCTTTAACACTCAAGGGCAATACAAAAAGTTTACCCTTACCGACTTTGAACTGATCAAACGTGACCTGCTGAATGCGTTCAACATTCGTCAAGGTCAGTTACCTGGCCGCCCAGCCTACGGCACAGTGCTCTGGGACTTTTTGTTTGAAAATCAAGTGGAAGCATCGCAGCAGGCAATAGAACGAGAAGTACAACGTGTGGCCGGCGGTGACCCAAGAATTTTTATCAGCGAAGTTGTGACCTTCCCACAAGAAAATGGTATCTTGATTCAGGTAGAACTCACTGTGACCCCGTCTACAGATGCCGAGCGGCTAAGTATTTTCTTTGATTTGCAACAGCGCAACGCCTCCTATGTATAACTAAGCCGTTTTTGTTGCCGCTAAATAAACGATAGAGGCGTATTAAGAATGGCAACAACAACTAGACAAACAGCAATATTTGGGGTTGAGGACTGGAAACAGATCTATCAAACCTATCGCGAAGCAGACTTCCAGAGCTACGACTTTGAAACTCTCCGCAAGAGTTTTGTTGATTACTTGCGCTTGTATTATCCTGAAACATTCAATGACTACATTGAAAGTTCAGAATACATTGCCTTGCTGGATGTTATTGCATTCATGGGACAGGCTCTTGCTTTCCGTACTGACCTAAACACTCGTGAAAATTACATGGACACTGCTGAACGCAGAGACAGTGTTACTCGCCTGGCCAATCTAGTAAGTTATACTGCTAAACGTAACATAGCAGCGCAGGGCCTACTCAAGGTATTCTCAGTTACCACAACAGAAAATGTTGTGGACTACCAGGGTGTAAATCTTTCAAATATTACTGTGAACTGGGCTGACCCAACCAACCCTGACTGGCAAGAACAGTTTACCACAATCATCAACAGCAGTCTAGTGGATACTCAACGTGTGGGCCGCCCGGGCAACCGTCAGACTATTCTGGGTGTGCGCACAGACGAATATGCAGTTAACCTGGTGCCAGGATTCTTGCCTATAGTACCTTATACTGCTGTGGTCGACGGCGTTACCATGCCTTTTGAGGCCATGAGTTCAACATCTGTGGGTGCCACATATCTGTATGAACCGCCCCCGAGAGCCAATCAACCATTCAATATCCTGTTCCGTAATGATCAACTGGGATTCCAGTCAGCCAACACTGGTTACTTCTTTATGTTCAAACAAGGTGTGCTGCAAAACCAAGACTTTAACTTGGCTGAAAAAGTATCAAACCGCACAGTAAACATCAACATTGAAGGCGTCAACAACGAAGACCGTTGGTTGTTCCAGTTAGACAACGTGGGCAGTGTGAGTCGCGAGTGGAACTATACTGAAAATATCTATGCCGCTGCCGCAGAACAAGTAGGAACTACACTGCGTCCAATCTACACAGTGACATCTAGAACCAACGATCAAATCACCATGGTGTTTGGTGATGGTGTGTTCTCAGAAATTCCAGTGGGAACATATCGTGCATATGTTCGTGCATCCAACGGCTTGCAATACATTATCAACCCTGAAGAAATGCAGGCGGTGACTGTTCCCATCAGTTATATCAGTCGCAACGGCAATCTTGAGACCATGACGTTCACTTGTGGCATCACAAGACCCGTCAGCAACAGTCAGGCCCGTGAAAGTATTGATGCTATCAAACAACGTGCTCCTGCTAGATATTACACACAGAATCGCATGGTCAACGGCGAAGACTACAACCTGTTTCCTTACACACAATACAACTCAATTGTGAAAAGCAAGGCTCTGAACCGTGCGTCAATTGGCACCAGTCGTTATCTTGACCTTGTGGACAACACAGGAAAATATTCCAGTACCAATACCTTTGGCAGTGACGGCGGACTATGGGAACAGAATATTCTGCCCACCATCTTGTTTGCCTATACCAATCGAAATGAAATTGCAGATGTGGTTACCAACCAGGTACAACCCGGCATTGGTGAAACCACAATGAAGCAGTTTTACTATGCTAACTTTCCCAGAGTCACAGCAACCACCCTGCCCACATATGGATCAACCACCTGGGTTGCAGGAGCCACCTGGAATCAAAGCACAACACTGGCCAATGAAACCACTGGCTATTTTAGAAATGCAATAACCTCAGCTACCTGGCCCAACGGAACACCAATCCCTGTTGGCTCCACAACCACAACAGCATTCAAATATGTGGCTGTGGGCAGCTTGATCAAATTTGTTGCACCATCAGGCTATTACTTTGACAGCAACAACAAGTTGCAACAAGGTACACCAAGCCGTGCGGACGAAACACTGGAAATCTGGGCCAGTCCGTTAAGCATACAAGGCGACGGCTATAACAACGGCTTGGGCAATCTGAGCACCGGGTCAGGACCAGTTGCACTCAACAACTTTGTGCCTTCAGGCGCACTGATAGACACTATCATTCCGTTGTTTGTCACAGATCTGCCATTTAGCCTGGAGCAGGCCATAGCTGAACAAATTTTGTTGAATCGCAACTTTGGCATTGGCTATGACAACAACGGCGACATTACGGGTACACCGTATAGTTGGTACTTGATTACCGGCACAAATTTAGCAGCAGATTCTGCGTTTAGTCAAGCCAATGCAGGCTCAACTTCAGGAACCAATCAAGATGCGTCGTGGTTGGTTCAGTTTGTAGTGCAAAATCAAAACTACACAATCACATTCCGTGGCCTGGCCTACTACTTTGGATCAGTGCTGCAAACTCGCTTCTTCTTCTATGATGGCGCACAAGTCTACGACAGTCGTTCAGGCACAGTGATCAAAGACTACATCAACTGTCTGGCAGTAAACACACAACCTGATTCTACTGATCATTTGCCTGGCGACATTTTCATGACCATTACTGGACAACCAGTTGAGAGCGACGGTTATGTTGATGACTTCCAAGTTCTAGTAGGATACCGTGACAGCGATAACGATGGCGTGCCAGACAACCCGGACTTTTTCTCTGAGATTGTGGCACCCACTGTGGACAGCACTCAGAAGTACATATACCTGCAAAAGACTGTGGACTTTGACAATCTGCAAAGATACTTGCTGGTAGAGTCCGGTATTGTGACCAGCGACTATGCTACCATAGATGAAATTGAAATGGTCAAATTAGCCTGGAGTCCCGGACAAGTATTCTATGCCTATACTGATCAAGCGTTTTATCAACTCAGCATTGGAACCACAGGATTACGTACACTCATAGACGTATCAGCTGAATGGACGGTTCGAACAGGGCGTCAAGATTTGTATTATCAATACCGTCACAATAGTCCACTGACCAGCAGAATTGATCCAGGCACAACCAATATCATTGACTTGTACGTTGTAACTCTAGCATACTACACCGCATACCAAAACTGGATTCGTGACACCACAGGTACGGTAATTGAGCCGGATGTGCCCAGCATTGATGAACTATCAACAGCATATCAAAAACTACAAGATTACAAAATGTTAAGCGACAATATTGTGTTGAATTCAGTAGTATTCAAACCCTTGTTTGGTGAAAAAGCTGCATCTAATCTGCGGGCCACAATCAAGGTCATACGTGCATCAAACAGCACGGCCAGCTCTAGCGAAATCAAAAGCGCAGTGGTAGCGGCCATGAACACATATTTTTCCATTGATAAATGGAACTTTGGCGATACTTTTTACTTCTCAGAATTGGCGGCATACTTGCACAGAACACTTGGAACAATAGTCAGCTCGGTGGTACTGGTGCCACTTGACACACAGAAATACTTTGGCGACTTATACGAAATACGTTCAGCACCCAACGAAATATTTGTCAACGGCGCAACCATCAACAATGTTGATGTGATTGAAGCACTTACCAGTACCAATTTGCGTACTGCCCCCGGTAGTGGAGTAATTTAATGGCTAATGTTCGTAGTGTAGATTTTCTTCCTGAAATATTTCAGACTGACGCCAACAAGCAGTTCCTGGCAGCCACTCTGGATCAACTGATTCAAGAGCCCAACTTTAAAAAGACACAAGGGTTCATTGGCCGCACAGTAGGTCCGGGCGTTGATCCCAACGACCGATATGTAATTGAGCCAACCACGACCAGAGCCAACTATCAACTGGAGCCCGGAGTTGTTAGTCTAGAGCCAGACACAGACACAATCAAGGATGTCATAACATATCCGGGTCTTAATGATGCTGTGACCTTTCAAGGCGGGGCAGGATCTCGTCCTGATAGACTATATTCTAGCGAATACTATACCTGGGATCCGTTTGTTGACTTTGATGCGTTTGTAAACTTCAGTCAATATTTTTGGGTGCCAGCTGGTCCAGCTGCGGTTGATGTTGCCTCTGTTGGCATTCCAATTACCGACAATTTTGTAGTCACAAGAGAAAATGGTGTTTACAATTTTTCTGGAATCACCGGCACAGATCCAATTGTTCAACTGGTACGAGGCGGCAGCTATACTTTTCAAGTGTCACAGAATGCCAAGGAAACTGTAAACTATCGAGTTCGTAATTCTGGTGTTGGTGCTTATGTGATAGATTTTCAAAACAATCCCACACTGACTCTGGCTCGCGGCAACACCTACGTATTCAATCTAACACTGAGTGGGGTATTTCCATTCTGGATCAAGACTGAACCTGTTACAGGACTTGGAGAAATATACAGCTCTGGTGTAACTCGTAACGGTGCCACAACAGGCCTGGTCACATTCACAGTGCCGCAGGATGCTCCAGACACCTTGTACTATGCTTCTGAAAATCAAGTGTTGATGCAAGGCACATTGAATATTGTTAATTCCACAGCAGGCACAGGTCCAGGATTCTGGATTCAATCAACGCCAGGCGTTTCAGGTACAGTAACATCCACACCCAACATCAGTTCAAGAGATGTACTGGGTGTAGTCAGCAACGGTGAAGACCTTGGCACTGTGGTGTTCAACGTTCCATACAAGACAGCACAAGATTTCTACTACAATCTTACCAACATTGGTACCGTTGACCTGCTGACTGACATGCAGTTTGCACAAATAAACAATCAGCGAGTGGATGAATTTATAGCCACCTATGGTGGTATTGACGGCAACACCAATCTCAACAGCCGTACTATCATCTTTACAAGTCCAGTTGTGGACACACAAGATGGTGGATGGTATCGTACCAGTTTCTTTGATCCCTTGGTTCAAGACCCTACCAACAACAGTCTAAACGGCAGCTATGACAGCATACCATTTGATCTTACCATAGACATTACTCCAGATCAACGATATCAAAAATATCAAATCACCTATGTGGATATTGCCGGAGTAACCTATATTCAACTGAACAAGATTGCTGACATTGCTCCCCTGGAAAAATTCACAATCTCCAACGGTACTACTTACAGCAGTACGCAATGGTACAAGGACACCACAGGCACATTTCAACAAATACCCTTGCTGAGTGCAGTACAAAATACCTTGTATTATCAAGATGGTACTGATCCAGAAATATTTGGAGAAATCAGACTTCTAGACCAAACCGCTAGCAACACCATAGATGTAGATGAAATAATTGGCCGCAAAGATTACACGTCACCAAATGGTGTTAAATTTACCAACGGTCTCAAAGTAAGATTCACAGGTGACGTTGTTCCTGCTAGATATGCGTCCGGCACAACTACATTCACATGTACTCAAACTGAAGCAGGAACCAATTATATTACTAGTTCTGCCGGTACTGATCTATATGTTGGCCAGGCTGTGGTTTTTGTAAGCCCTACATTTGGCGGCATAACTGCAGGGACTACTTATTATGTGCGGTCAATTGCTGCCAACGGCACAAAGTTTACTGTAAGTGCAACACAGTACGGCAGTGTTGCTGTGACTCTTCTTAATAGTACTGGCATTATGAACAGTATCAGTATCAGCAATCGAGAATACTATGTGGCCGGAGTAGGTACTGTAATTGAACTTTTACCAGTTACAGATTTTGTTACACCTGAATTGTATGTTCAAGATGCAGACGCTGGTACAGCACTGGTAGAACCTGACAACTTGGATTATCTCACAATTGATCGTGCCAGCAAGGATCTAAATGCATGGACACGAAGCAACCGCTGGTTCCATGTTGATGTTATCAATGCTACAGCAGCATACAATAAGACCATTGCGGTATTTGACAACAACTACCGTGCCAAACGACCAATTATCCAATTCCGTCCAGGTATTAGACTCTGGAACATGGGCACACAAGGCAAAGCACCTGTGGACATTGTTGACTTTGAGGAAACTGACGCATTTTCAAACATTGAAGGTTCAACCAGTTACAGTGTTGATGGTTACAATTTTGTTGAAGGCTCACGAGTAATATTTGCAGCAGATCAAGACAGTGCTGTTCGAGATAAAATTTATGTAGTAAGTTTTGTTACTCCCGACACTGTGCCACCGCTAATTCCAGAACCTATTATTGTGTTGACGCTGGCACAAGATGGCGATGTAGTGTTAGATCAGTCAGTTGTTTGTATTAGTGGTACTACTCTAGCTGGATTGACTTTTTGGTACGATGGAGTAGTATGGACTCAAGCGCAACAAAAAACTGCGGTCCAACAGGCTCCGTTGTACAATATCTATGATGTTGACGGTGTCAGCTTTGGTGACGGCATCAAGTATCAGTCAACCACCTTTAGCGGCAGCAAATTGTTTAGCTATGCTGTAGGTAACACATCAGTACTGGATCCAGTATTGCAATTCCCATTACAGTATTTGAATATCAACAACGTTGGCGATATTGTATTTGACAACAACCTGTACCTGGATACATTCTTGTATGTTGTAGACAATGTGAGTGTGACCAACGACATCAGTTCTGGTTCAGCTAGAGAATACAACTCTCGTTTGACATACAACAAACTGATTGGATGGCAAACCGCAGCGGTAGAGCAGCAAATCTATCAGCAATTTAAATTCTCCTATGCTGCTACCACACTCAAACTTGATGTAGCACCAACTGCACAAACTTCTATTGCAGTTCCAGTTATCAAAATATATGTTGGCAGCATATTCCAGGATCCTTCGACCTACTCCTACGTAACCACAGCAGACAGTACCACAATCACATTGTTGGGTACGTATATTCTTGGTGATATTATTGAGGTGCTGGTACTAAGTGAGCAAACCAGCAAGACGGCATTTTATCAAGTGCCAAACAACCTTGAATCAAATCCGCTCAATGCTAACTCGAGCTCATTTACTCTGGGAACAATTCGCACACACTATCAGAGTATTTGCGAAAACTTGACAACATTAACTGGTCCAGTCAACGGTGCCAACAACACCCGCGACCTTGGAGATATTGTTCCTTACGGTCTAGTTATTCTGCAACAAAGTGCGCCGCTGACTCTAGCTGGCTACTTTATGCGCAGCCCAGAATACAATATTTTTGCATCGCTACAATACAACAGCCGCGAGTATATCAAGTTCAAAGCACAATTGCTGGACGCTGTGCTGTCTCAGAACATTGGATTTGACACTACAGCACAGGTGCTGGATACTGCTATGCAATCAGTAACACTAGGCAAACTTGATAATCAACCGTTTTACTGGAGTGACATGTTGCCTGCCGGAGTTATTACAGACAGCAACTCCTATACTGTGAGTTTTATTACCACTCAAGTATTTGATACTGTGCAAGTTTACAATTATACTTCGGCGAATTACCTTGGCTTGTTGGTATATCTAAATGATCAATTGTTGACTCGTGGAGTTGATTACACTGTGGCAGTGGACGGCCCACGTATCACAATACTGAGTACCCTGACCATTGGTGACGTTGTCACCATCAATGAATATTCAGCCACATACGGCTCATTTGTGCCCAATACTCCAACCAAACTTGGATTGTATCCTGCCTGGAAACCAGCAGTGATACCACAAGTGACCAGTAACGGTACTAGCAATTTTGTACTAGGCCACGACGGTAGCACCACTCCAGTATTTGGTGATATCCGTGATGCAGTGTTGTTGGAATTTGAAACAAGAATTTACAACAATCTCAAACTGGACGGAAATCCTGTACCACTCACAGCGGAAGATGTGCTGCCTGGTGAATTCCGTTCAACTGGTTACACCTTTGAAGAAATCAATACTATTTTTGCCACTGATTTCTTGAGCTATTGCGGCTGGAACAAGCTGGATTACGGCCAACAAAATTACAGAGCCAACAACGAACTTACCTGGAACTACAGCCGTGCGCAAAGTCGACTGGACAAACAAAATTTATTGGGTGCCTGGCGCGGCATCTATCGATACTACTACGATACTCAACAGCCAAGTTTGACTCCTTGGGAGATGTTGGGCATCAGCGTAGAGCCCACATGGTGGCAAGATACCTACGGGCCCGCACCTTATACCAGCGACAACTTGGTGCTATGGGATGACCTGGCAGCCGGTTATGTTGCTGATCCAGTCACACCATACTTCAAGCCCGAGTATGCTAGAGCTGCCAGCATGGTAGCCGGACCCAAACGTCAAGGCATCATGTTTGAAAAGTATGGATCAGGTCCATACCCCAGCCTGCTGCCTGTGATCCCCACAGGATCTGAAGGTGAATTACTAAGTCCACTCAACAGTGTTGTGGGTGCATTGCCTCCAAACTACAACCCGGCTACAGAATTTGTCAAGAGCTGGACTCTTGGCGATGGCGGGCCTGTAGAAGCATCTTGGTTGAACTCCAGCTCGTATCCATTTTCGGTCATGCACATGTTGGCAGTGACACGCCCTGCAAAATTCTTTGCGCTGTTTGCTGATCGTGATTTGTATCGCTACAATCAAGACTACCAACAGTATCTCTACAACAATCGTTACCGACTGGATGCCAACGGTGTGGAAGTATATGGCGACGGTGTGTCAAAAGCCAGTTACATCAACTGGCTGGTGGATTACAATCGTCAGACCGGTGTTAACTCGACCAAACTACTAACAGCTGATCTCAAGAGTCTGGATGTGAGACTGTGCTACCGCATGGCTTCGTTCTCAGATAAACAGTACATCAAGTTGTTTACTGAAAAGTCCAGTCCCAACTCTACCAACACCGCCTTGATGATCCCAGACGAAAGTTACGATATCTTGTTGTACAAGAATCAGCCGTTTGATCAGATCATTTATTCCAGTGTGGCCATACAAAAAGTCACCAGCGGATATGCTGTGTTTGGGTATGGCAACAATCAACCATATTTCAATGTGCTGCAAAGCTATCCCAACGGCAAGCTGCAAACATTCAGCTCAGGCGGCATCACAGTTCGTGTGCCAACATTTTATACCACCACAGTTACACAGGTGCCATATGGCTTTGTGTTCAGCAATGAAACCAGTGTGGCAGACTTCTTGTTGAGCTACGGCAAACTACTTGAGCAACAAGGGCTTGCGTTTGACAACATGACCAATGGGTATGTTCTAGACTGGTCAAGAATGGTTAACGAATTCTTGTACTGGAGCCAACAAGGATGGGACACAGATGCCATTATCAACATCAATCCACTAGCAAGCAAACTCAGCGTGACCAAGGTCCAGGCCGTAGTTGACAGTATACGAACCGAAACTACTGAAAATTTGTTGCTGGACCAAAATTCTAGAGAACTTCCTACTCGTACTCTAAACGTTGTGCGCCTAGGCAACTCCTTTAGTATTGAGCCACTGAGTACTCAGAGCATTAGCTTTATCAACATGAGATTTACCAATTACGAACACATGATTGTGCTGAGCAATCAAAGTGTGTTTGGCGATCTCATATACGACCCAACTACTGGAGCACGGCAAAGTAGATTAAGTCTTGTGGCCGTGACCAGCGGCGACTGGAATGGATCAGTTGATGCTCCAGGCTTTATTCTCAACCAGGACAACGTAGAAGAATGGACCGGCTTGCGAGTGTATACCAAAGGTCAGATTGTCAAATATAAAAATGTCTATTGGTCTGCACTGAAAATCGTACAGCCATCAGAAACGTTTGATTTCAATGTCTGGACACAAAGCGATTACACACAAATTGAGCTGGGACTCCTACCCAACCTAGCCAACAAAGCAAATCAGCTGGTCAACAGCTATGACATCAATGCAGCCAATATTGAAACCGACAACGATTTACTCAGCTACGGCCTAATTGGATTCCATCCACGACAATACATGGCAGCACTAAATCTTGACGACGTGAGTCAGGTCAATGTGTACCGTCAATTCCTGGGCTCAAAAGGCACAATTCTATCTGCTGAATTGTTCAAACAGGCCAACCTAGGCAAAGAAGCTGCTGACTATGACATCTATGAAAACTGGGCAGTTCAACGTGCTGTGTACGGCGCCAATGCTAACCGTAGCTTTTTTGAACTGCGCTTGAACCGTGCCTTGCTTGATGCCAACCCTAGCCTAGTACAAGTAGTAATACCACAACAAGTTAGTGAAGCTGACCAACAAATCTTGCTGAGTGACGTATGGCGTCAGAGCTACAAGTTGACCAGCCCTGACATCTTACCAACAACAACCATTCTGCCCACAGACATTGGCTTGCCTACCGCAGGCTATGTTAACTTGAATGACGCTGATATCACAGTATTTGACATTGCAGATTCTGCCAGCTTGAGCGCCAACATTGACTCAATCAAAGTTGGTACCAGCATCTGGGTAGCCAAGATCAACGACTACGACTGGAACATCTATCGTGCTCAAGCTGTGCCTGGAATTATTCAACACGTTTGCGACAATCTAGATGGTACTAGTAGAGTAATTTTCAACACTCAACACGGGCTTGCAGCCGGTGACAAACTGATCATCAAGTTTTTTGATATAGAAATCAACGGAGTTTACCAAGTGCTGAGTGTGGCCAATCTGACCACAGTGAACATTGCATTCTCATTCACTGGTGACCGAACTGTGGCCAATGGCACAGGGCTGGGATTCACACTCAAGACCATGCGTGTGGCACAGGCCAGCGATGTGCTCAATTTGCCCTATGCCAACAACATCTTGCCTGGCGCCAAAGTCTGGGTAGACGACAACGGCAGCGGACTATGGCAAGTGCTGCAAAAGAACTCAGTGTTCTCAGATGTTGCGGAACTGAATCCGGTGTTACTGGATGCAGGTGAACAATATGGTGTTAGTGTTGCACAAGCACAGAATCGTCTGGCTGCCTTGGTTGGCAGCCCCAAATATGGATTTGGCTCAGGAACAGAAACAGGTGCAGTATATGTATACGTCAAGAACTATGGCGACCAATACAGTCCTGTAAGTCCAGTGGCCAACGGTGACGGTATATTGACCCTGGATGTGCCAGGTGTACGAGGATACGGCAATGCTGTGGACTTTGGAAATCAAACCTGGGCCGCAGCTGGCGCTAGCAAGAGTCTAGGATCAGGTAGTCAAGCCAACAACGGATATGTTGCGGTGATATATCGAGATCCGGCTCTAGGACAACCTGGTGTTATTCCTTATGCACAATGGCAACTGTTGACACAGCCCTCTGGATACGGCACATTGCTCACTGGTGCAGGAGAATTTGGTTACTCAGTGGCAGTGAGCCTTGACGAACGTTGGATGTATATTGGTGCACCAGGACTGAATTCAGTTCATGCATATGGTCGGGTTGACTGGCAAAATCAATCAATCAAAACCACTGCTGACGGATCAACTACAGTGTATAACATAAACACACAGATACAGATCAGCAACAACAGCCAACTCAAAGTAACATTTAATGGCCAAATCCAAACTTACGGAGCAACTTATACTATTGTCAATAACTTTAGTGAAGTAAGACTCACAACACCTCCGGGAGTGAGTGTAGCCACAGCCATTGTGCCTGGAGAAACCTACACGATTCTAACAGTTGGTGATACCAACTACACCCTAATTGGCGCAGCCAGCAACACAGTTGGTGTTGAATTTGTGGCCACAGCGGTGGGTACCGGAACAGGCACAGTGTTAACTTCTGTACTGATTGAATTTGCAAGATACAACAGCTTCCAGATTCCCTACAATGCTGCAACATTCAACTTGGCCAATGGCACGGATGCAAGCGGAAATCCTGTGAGCTTGTTCACAGTTGACAACATATATTCGTTCAGTATCAAGGTCAACGAAGATCTATGGCGTCCAAATATTGACTACACATTCTCAGGTACCACAGTGACATTTATTACTGCACGGGTATTAACTGACGTTGTGGTGGCATTTGCTGGCAGCTACTTTGAATATGTAGATACCATTGACACTGCCTCTGTCACAGGCGGACTCACTGCTGGTGACAGATTTGGACAGTCAGTATCGTGCAGCACAGATGGCCGTCAAGTCATGATTGGTGCACCGTACCGTACCATTGATACTCTAGCCGAAGCAGGCACAGTGTATGTGTTTGATCGCAATGTACAACGATTCATCTACGGCACAGACACTTCTAGTATCACATTCACAATACTGGGCGGTACTCCAACTGGTCCTGTTAGTGTGATTGTAAACAATCAATTCTTGATCAATCAAACTGACAGTGTGATCAATGCAGCCAACTCATTCACCATTGCCGGTGATGTAGTGACCATCAATGCTGATCTGCAGATTGGTGACATAATTGAAATTGAAACCAACCAGTTCCAACAACTACAACAGGTTGATCAACAGACAGTAGCAAATTTTTCAAACTTTGGTCAGGCTCTGGATCTTTGCGCCAACAATTGCAGTTTGTACATAGGCGAACCTCAAAGCAGTGCGCAGATCTACAAGGGTGGTGTGGTTGAACGTTTTGTAAATCAAAGCAGAATCTATGGCACAATTACCAGCACGGTGGCCAATGCAAATCTCACCTCAGGCAACACTATTCGTATCAATGACATGGATGTTGCGGTGCCCACCGCCTGGACCAATGCAGTAACCTATGACAAAAACACAGTGGTCTACAACACTGTGACCACAACCACTACAATTTATGTGGCAGCTCAGGCAGTACCAGTGTCAACGTTGATAACCAACACTGCTTATTGGACCGTGGTGTTGACTACCACAGTTGCGGCCAGCGTGGAAGTACGTGCTCTTGCTGCACAGATCAATGTGACGGTACCTAATGTGTTGGCCACAGTTGACGCCAGCGGATACTTGACCATTGGAGTCAAGAACTCGGCAGCAGCCGCAGCTCTAGACAAAGTCAATGTGGCTCCGGGAACAGTTGGCGCAACATTCACAGACCTGGGATTTGATACATATGCCTGGACCCAAACTATTCTCAGTCCTTACCCAGTAGAATTCAGCGGATTTGGATCTAGTGTCAGCATAGACAACAGTGCAATTAACCTTGTGGTTGGTGCACCAACAGGCAGCTTGTATCTTGAAACTGTGTTTGATGATGGGACCACAATATTTGATGCCGGTAGCACAGTGTTCTTTACTGTGATTGTACAAAGCGGCGCAGTATACACATACGATTACCTGCCCAGTTCAACCTCCAACATAAACAATCCAGGCAAATTTGTGTTTGGTGATCAAATCAACAACAGCAATGTGCAGTCCTTGGATGGATTTGGTACAGCAGTCAACTACACCTCAGGTGTGCTCATGGTTGGTGCTCCCAAGAATGATTCTGGGGACAGCACAGCAGACTTTGGCGCAGTATTTGTGTTTGAAAATCCTACCCGTTCTCTAGCATGGACTGTGTTGGAACAGCAGCAACCTGTGGTAGACGTGAGATTGTTGAACTCTGTGTACTTGTACGACAGAATAACCAGAGCAACTTCTGAGTTCTTGGATTTTATCAATCCACTACAAGGCAAGATTCTTGGTGCTGCACGACAAAACATAGACTACATTGGTGCCATTGATCCAGCGGCATACAATGTGGGACCAACAAACATTCGTGGAACCACCTGGAATACAGATCATGTGGGTGAAATTTGGTGGAATATTTCGTCAGTAAGATTTATTGACCCCAATCAAGACAGCATTGTGTATGCTAGCCGTCGCTGGGCTCAGCTGTTCCCGGGTAGCGTTGTTGATGTATATCAATGGATTGTGAGCCCAGTAGCCCCTGCCAACTACACTGGAGAAGGCACGCCGTTGTCGTCTTTGTCGTACACTGTGAACACTCGCTTGACCAAGGATGGTACGTTTGCCACAGAATACTATTTCTGGGTACGTGGTATTACCACAACATCCACAAAAATCAACAAGACTTTGCCAGCATCTACTGTGGCCAGTTACATCGCTGACCCCAAGGCCAGCGGCATTCCCTTCATGGCTCCAATCAATGCCAGCACAATTGCGTTGTACAATTCTGGAGACTATATTGAAGCTAGTGACACAGTGATCAGCATTGAGTTTGATCGTGAATTGACCAATGACAACGTGCATACTGAATATGAATTAATTGCACAAGATCGTGCCAACGGATTCTTGAGTGACAATCTGTATCGTAAACTACAAGACAGTTTCTGTGGAACTGACACATTTGGTAATCAAGTTCCAGACCCCAATCTGGGAGTGGCTGAACGATACGGAGTTCAATTCCGCCCGCGCCAGTCAATGTTTACAGACCGCTTTGAAGCATTACGCAACTATCTAACTCATGCCAACACAGTGTTGGCACGGTATCCCATCAGCGAAAGCCGTAGTTTCAACCTGTTGAATTCATCAGAGCCCGAACCAACAGCCAATTCTGGATTATGGGATCTGCGTGTTGCCAACCTAGAGATCCTGGGATTCCAGAATATCTACACTGTGGCGCTGGGTTACCGGTACCTGGTGGTAACAGACAGCCTCAATCGAGGCCTGTGGACAATTTACACTGTGTCAGCCAGCGATACAACTCCTGGTGTTCGAGTATTAACTCTTACTCGTGTGCAAGGATACAATACCCCAGACTACTGGAGTTACATTGACTGGTACCGTCCAGGCTACAATTCTAGTACCAAAATTATAACCCAAGTGGTCACGTACTCTGCCCTGGGCGCAATCAATGTGCCTGTAGGCAGCAGCGTCAAGGTCACAGCCAATGCACAAGGCAAATATGAAATATATTTACTGACTGAACTTGGTTATGAACGTGTGGGCCTACAAGATGGCACAATTGCATTCTCCAGTGAACTCTGGGACTATGCTGTAGGACGTTTTGGATTTGATATTGAAGTATTTGATGCACAATACTATGATCAAGAACCTGTCACCGAAACCCGCAAGATCATACAAGCAATCAATCAAGAACTGTTTGTTGATGATTTGGCCATTGAACGCAATCGAGCCCTAGTACTGATGTTTAACTTTGTGTTGAGCGAGTTTTCTGCACCTGAGTGGTTAGTAAAAACCAGCTTGATTGATGTGGATCACAGAATTCGTCAACTGTTACCGTATCAAAACTATGTGCGTGACAATCAAGAATTTGTAAGTGATTACATTCAAGAAGTCAAGCCATACCATGTGCAGGTGCGTGAGTTCAATCTCAAGTACACTGGTTTTGATATTTCTCAAGGTGACTTGACTGACTTTGATGTGCCAGCTTACTATGACACTACACTGGAAATTCCAAAATACATCAGCCCGGTGTTGTTGCCATACGAACACGGTACTGCTTTTAACTCAACTATCAACACTGCTAGTGATGCATCTGCTGCCAGTACAATCTGGAACACATGGCCTTATTCACAATGGTACAACAATCATTGGTTGAGTATTGACAGCACCCTTATGGTCAGCCAAGGATCAGGATATAGCACACCACCGTCTGTGATGTTTGGAACTGAATGGACAGCATCGACTGCTGTCACCGCAGGACAACAAATATTCTTTGTTGATAATTTGTACACTGTGACAACTGGTGGTGATACCGGAACAATTGCTCCGTTGTTTACTAGCGGATCACAAGCAGATGGCACAGCAGCTTTAAGCTGGGCAGGTGTAGCCGCAACTGGCACAGCAGTAATTAACAGCCTAGGCCAAGTAGTAGCTGTTACTATTGATCAATCAGGATCTGGATATCGTGCAGCACCTGTAATTACAATTGCCGGAGGCAATGGTAGTGGTGCAGAATATTATGCTGTGGTAAACGGCCAAGGCAGTGGACAGGTATACAATACAACCACGGTTCCAACCACTATAGAATCCTATACCCTGGCAAGATCTTTCCGTACTGTGATCCGTTATGATCGCTTCCAGTATTTCTCAGACGTAAGAGACTGGAACACCAATGGAACATATCAAGACGGTGAGCTGGTTCGTTATGATGACCGTGTGTGGCAAGCTGCCAGCAGCACCAGTACTGCGGTTGTGGGGCCAACATTTGATCTTGAAGACTGGACCTTGGTCAATGCTGCCACGTTCAACTACGGCACCGGACCTTATGGCTTAACAGGGGTTGACCGTACTATGGGATTGTATGTTCCTGGCGTAAATCAACCTGGACTTGAATTGCCACTCCTGATTGATGGAGTTGACTATCCTGGTGTACAGGTGTATGGCGACTACTTCCTGCGTGATCCGCTGGCAGTGGATGCAGACTACACTAGCGAGTTTACAGACTTGACTCTGGGCACCTTGCCCACTGACATCAATGTTGCAGGCGGTGAGTTCATAGGACTGTACGAAGGACATTCTCCTGAAGAATTGGTCAACGGTGCTGAATTTGACACCTTGGACATGAGAGTGTATACTCGTCCAGGTGCAGACTGGAACCGTGATGGACATGGATTCCAGTTGACCAGCATACGCTACACTTATGAAGCGGCGGTTACAGATGTCTACAGCTGGGCCGGAGTAGTTGAGCATCCTGTGCAGATTCTGGTCAGCAATCAAACCACTGGACAAGATCTTGCCAGCGGAATAGACTACTCAGTTGAGTGGGAAGATCAAACAATTACTCTACTCACAGTAGCCGATGGCGATGGTATCAACATTAGTGTGTACGAACTAGGTGGCGGCAATCAGTTGTATCGTGCCAACTATGCAGGCAGTACCACTGGACAAACAGTTGTTATTCCAGTCAACAGCGCAGAAATCAACATCATGGCTGTGTTTGTCAACGGTGCGGCCATTGGTGGAGTTACCTGGGAACCATACATAGACAGTGCAAACTGGAATATTCTTGACACCTATGCCAAACTGGATGTTGTCAATGATAGTGGTAATTTCTACCGAGCAATTCAAACAGTACCACAAGGCGTGGCCATTACTGATGTGGCATACTGGTTGCTGTTTGTACCTACACTAGAATCACAAGTTGATCTTGGTATTAGTTACGGCCCAGGCGCAGGCATTTCATTGACTGCGCTAGGTCTAACCACTGTGCTGGCTGGCAATTTTGTGATTGGCCAACAGTACACTATTTCTATTGTGGGTACCACCAACTTTGTTGCTGTGGGTGCTGCTGCAAACATTGTGGGCACTGTGTTTACTGCAACCGGCATCGGCAGCGGCACAGGAAAAGCAACAGTGTCCTACAGCTGGAGTACACCACAGGTGCAGTATTTTGTGGTTACACCTTCACAAGCCACTACAAAAACATTTGTCCTGACCAACAGTGCAGGCGGTACCAACTCAGTCAACATGGTTGTTACTCGCAACGGTCTACGTCTGACGCCAGCAGAGGGCATTGAATGGTTAGGTGATGATTCAAGTGTGAGCTTTGGTTTGCCGCAGCGTGGCGGATATCAACAAAACATTATCAATGCTCCTACAGATGTTGTGGTCTGGGTTGACAACATCCTGCAGGTTCAAAGCGTGGGCGCAACTGTGGGCTCATACAGTGTCACAAACTGGACAGGTTCAAACACACCTGGCCGACAAGTGGTGTTTACATCACCACCTGCCAGCGGATCAAGAATTTTGATCACAGTACACACTGAATCAGACTTTGCAGTAGTTGGCCAAACATTGCAGATTGTGTCTGCGCTCAATATTGACGACGTTGTTGCTGTCACTACCTGGAACGACACCGCACAACAAAATGCACTAAGCCTGGTATTTGTAGGACCAATCTATACTGGTCTCACAGTAAGCGAACCATATGACAGCACAACATACGACGAAGGTGCAGTATCCGAAGCTCCAGGATCTTATGATTATTCAGCCGGTGTGCTTATAGCCAACAACGACTTCTGGCTGGAACGACAACCAGTATCTGCTGGCAGATTATGGGTTACATTAGATGGTTATAGATTGTTCGAAGGCTCAGATTATGTGGTTGAAAATGGCTACTTGATCCTGGCTACTGGAGCAATTGGTCCAGCGCAGGTGCTGGTAATTACAGAATTTACCAACAGCATAGTTCCAGAAGCCATGGCGTTTAGAGTATTCCAGGACATGCGAGGAGTTCAAGCAACCTATAGAATTACCAATGCAACAACCACAACACTGACACAAAATCTCACAGCCACAGACAACATTGCTTATGTTGCTGATGCCGCAGCTCTAAGCGATCCTAACTTGCCCCAGGGTATTTTTGGAGCAGTAACCATCGACGGCGAGCGTATCATGTATCGCGAAAGAAACACGGCTCTCAACACCATCTCAGGACTAATGCGTGGCACAACAGGAACAGGGGCAGCAGCTCACTTAACTGGCGCAGAGGTATATGATATTGGACGTGGTAACTTGTTGCCTGCGCAGTATCAGGACTATATTGTGAGCGATTCCACACTGGGTGACGGTACAACCAGCGTGTTCTATGCACCAAGCATTGTGTTTGACGACTTCTTGGATTCCAGCAGCGAACGTCCGGCCGTAGAAGTTTATGTAGGCGGAATTCGACAATATGCCTACAGCGACACCACAGCAGTCAGCCGCTATCGTTGGTTTGTAACTGACTATGATCCGCTGGCAGTGGACTTTGTGGTTGACGGTGATGTTTACCCACCACTAGAAGCACCGCAAGCAGGGGTCGAAGTTACAATTCTTGTGCGTCACGGCGTAACTTGGTACCAACAAGGCGTGGATGAAGCCAGCGACGGTATTGCACTGCAAGACACAGACACCCAGGCCGCAAGGTTTTTGCGAGGCTTTTAAACTAGGTAAATAAACTATCATGCCAAACACACAGTCTACACAAACGGTTGAGCTTAAAAAAGAGGAAAAACCTCGCAAGCCCAACGAAACTGGGTCAGTATCCGTACAGGCCCACATGAGAATTTTTGATCCAAAAACACAAAAAACCTACGTGGAGGGGCGAGCATGATAACTCCAGGTTTGTGCAAAATTGAAGGATTCGTCAAGATTACTGATCCTACCACAGGTGAAGTTTTGGTAGATAAAAAAAATGCTATTCATTACGAAAATATCTCGGTGGCCATGGCTCAAAGTCTAGCCGATCGTAATCTGGGATACATCTATCAAATGGCATTTGGCAACGGTGGAAGCTCGGTGGATCCCACTGGTGTTATCACTTATTTGCCGCCAAACACCACAGGACAAAACGCTGACTTGTACAATCAAACCTATCAAAAGGTAGTGGATGACAATTCAGCAGCAGACACCGACCCTACCAACAACAAAATGACTGTGTTACACACAGCAGGCAATGTTTATACTGACATTCTTGTGACATGTTTGTTGGACTACGGTGAGCCAGCAGAACAGCAGGCCTTTGACAACTCCACCAATTTCAACGGTGAGTTTGTGTTTGACGAACTGGGCCTCAAGGCCTGGAATGGTGCTGCTGATAATTTGCGCTTGATCACTCATGTGATCTTCCACCCAGTACAAAAGAGTTTGAATCGCCAGATTCAAATTGATTACACAGTGAGAATTCAGACATTGAGCAATATCAATGCTGTATAAATATTGAAATAGGAAACTGACATGGCATATACAATCAATCTAACCGACGGTACAGTTTTTGCTACCGTCAACGACGGCACAGTTAATACTGCTAGTAGCATGACACTGGTGGGCAAAAACTATGCAGGCTACGGAGAGTTTTTGGACGAAAACTTTATCCACTTGCTGGAAAGCGGTTCAAATACCACAGCACCTGCTGCTCCACTAACAGGGCAACTATGGTGGGACAAAACCAATTTCTTGCTAAAAGTCTACAATGGCACACTGTTCAAAACTATCAGTGCTGCTACTTCTAGTGCATCTGCACCAACCAGCAATGTAACAGGCGACTTGTGGTATGATACCACAAATCAGCAGGTCAAAGTATATACTGGTTCTAGTTTTATTGTTGTGGGCCCTGCATTTACATCAACTGAAGGTACAGCTGGCGCAATTCCTGAAACTGTTAATGACAACACAGCAACACCACATTATGTAACCGGCTTGTATGTGGCTGGTACTCGTGTTGCTATTGTAAGCAAAGATGCAAACTTTACTGCTGCTGCTCCTACCTCCACACTGTTCCCTACAATTTACAAAGGTATTACAATCAGTAACTCAGCAGATACTGTAATGGCAGGTAATGTTAGAAACACAGGTAATGTTGTTATTACTTCTGGTGGTGCTACTACTGCTATTATCCAGTCCACTGGTGCGTTAATTACAGGTTTTACCTCTGTTACCGGCAATGTCACTGGTGGTAATATTCTAACTGGCGGCATAGTTAGTGCTGCTGGAAATGTCACTGGTTTGAACTTTATAGGTAATGTTATTGCGCCACCTGGAGGTCCTTTAGCTACCACCGGCAATATCACCGGCGGCAATTTGTTAACAAGCGGCCTAGTATCTGTAGCTGGTAATATCACAGGTGGAAATGTCAGCACAGCAGGACTAGTGACTGCTGTTGGTAATGTGCGCGGAGGCAATGTTATCAGTGCAGCAGCAATATCGGGTGTGTCAATTGTGGCCAGTGGCAACGTTGATTCAGGCAACTTGAGGTCAGCAGGCTTAATTAGTGTGGCAGGCAACGTTACTTCTGCAGCCAACATAGCAGGAACATTTTTTATTGGCAACGGTAGTCAACTCACAGGCTTGAGCCTGGGTGTTAGTGTTACCAAGTTTGTGAACGGCACCACAGAAGGCAACGTTGGTGTTACCAACGGCAACATCAACTTCAACGTGGGTGGTGTAGCAAACGTTGTGGTTATTGATACCAGCACAGTTTATGCCAACGTGGTCAGCGTGGCTTCAATTGCCAAAACAGGTACCAACGCTGTGGGCAACATTGGTAGCTCAAGCAACTACTTTAATCAGGTGTTTGCGCAGGCCACCACTGCACTTTACGCTGACGTTGCAGAACGCTTTGCATCTGATGAATTGCTGGAGCCAGGCACAGTTGTTGAACTAGGCGGTACCCAAGAAATCACAAGAAGTCTTACTGCCCTGAGTGAAAAAGTATTTGGTGTCATAAGTACAAGACCAGCTTATACCATGAACGGTGGCGCCGGTGAAGACGATACTCACCCCAAAGTGGCCATGACCGGACGTGTACCTGTCAAAGTTACTGGATACATCCGCAAGGGTGATCGATTGGTTGCAGCCGGGGACGGCATTGCAAGAGCAGCACAACCTGGTGAAGCTACTGCATTCAATGTGATTGGGAGAAGTCTGGTTGACAAGACCACCCCTGAATCAGGTACAATTGAAGCTATTGTAACGATCAAGAACTAAACAGGAAATAGATAATGGCATATTCATCAGGCGGACTAATTCAAGCAACCGACTACAACGGTTTTGTCAGCACCACTGCAGGTGCCAATGTCAATGATATCTGGAGCACAGGTACCGGAGATAAAGGCTGGGGACAATCAGCACTGAGCACAGTCAGCGCACTTGGTGTAGTTACCGCCACAAACTGGGCCAGCCTGGTCAACACCTTATCAAGCATGGGCAGTCAAACCAACACAACAATCACAGCTAGAACAGCGCCCACCACAGGCACTTTGATTGCTGTGCTAGCTGCCCTGAACACAGACTTGACCAACATCACTGCCAACAGAAACAATGCTGTGGCCGTAGGCACACAATTTACGGGCTACACCGGAGTCAACAGCAAGCTCTTGGCCACATCAGGAGCAACCTGGACTATTACATTCACCAACACAGTGACATTTGCCAGCGCAGCCGCAGCTAGACATTTCTTCAATGGTGGCGGCCTGATCAAATTGCAAACCAGCAAAACCGCTACAGGCGCACTAGGCGATCCAGAATGGAATGACTTGGCCAACACTCTGTCCGGTGTGATCTATTTCTCAGGTGCAGCAGCGGCCCACACTATTGCAGCCGTTAGTTACACAGGAACAACCAAAATTGGCGGAACAGGTACACCCAACACACTCAGCACTGCAACAGGTTTTTATGCTCTAACACCTGGAGCCGCAGCCACAATAATCTACAAGCAGTTTGCTGATACTGCCCCGTACACCGCAAACTTCATTCAACATTCAGTGGCTCTTGATGCAGGATCTACTGTGCTGACATTCACCACAGTCTGGAGTGCTGCTGACGGAGATGCTATTTCGGGCGGGACAGCAAGTTCGGGTGCAACTCCGGGCACAGCACCCACCACAATTTGCACCTATACTCCACCATCAAGCACATACCTAACCACTGCAAGTTGGGGAACACCTACTGTGCTTGCCGCAACTGTTTAACCAAAAGGGGCTGTTGCCCCTTTACTTTTATCTGGATTTGTTGTATAATACAGCATGGATACTGATGCTTTAATTGCCCACGCACGAGTACGTTTTGATCATGTGGCTGCTCGCCGCGTTCTTAAAGAAAAATATCAAGCACGGATGTTGTTTGCCTACCGCGGCGGAATGTGGCGAGCTGATCCTGAACTGCTAGTATTGTTGGCCACTGTACCTCCAGGAGATGCGGTAGTATTAGACCTGTATGAAACTCCGGTACAGGTCAATCCTGAACAGCTACGAAGCTTGGCCATGCAGTTATGGCAAGAGCAAATGAATGCCTGGTTAGTGGAACTTGATCAACAACGTCAACTACGATGACCTGCGGCGCACTGATATTTGCCTTCAACAACGAAGCTACTGACTATGTGAGCATGGCTGCTTGGAGTGCAGGTCGTATTCGCCACCACCTTGGTATACCAGTTGCTGTTGTGACCAATAGTCGAGACCCTGCACTGAACAAAATGTTTGATCAAGTTATTTACGCAGAGCCTGAATCGGGTGGCACAAGATTTTTTGAAGACTACAACTCCACAGTGACCTGGCACAATGCTGGCAGGGTTGATGCATACGCTCTTACTCCCTGGGAACAAACGCTGGTACTGGATGCAGACTATGTGGTAGCCAGTACACAATTGAAATTTGTAATCGACAGCCGTCGTGATTTCATGTGTCACGATCGTGCTTATGATATTGCAAAGTCTCGATACCTGGATGAACTAAACACCTTTGGTGAACATCGCTTGCCCATGAGCTGGGCCACTGTGATGATGTTTCGCAAGAGCAATACCGCAGCCTACATATTTGACTGTATGCATATGATACGAGACAACTGGGAACATTACAGAGACTTGTATAAGATTCAGAAAAGTACCTATCGCAATGACTTTGCACTGAGCATTGCCCTGGGAATCATCAGCGGTGGCACCTGGAGAATTGACAGTATTCCCTGGAGTCTGGCCAGTATCCTGCCTGAGTATCACCTGGCACAAATTGCTGACAATGGTGAAACATTCAAAATTACACATCGTGCATCTGATGGAGGAAATTTGTACTGTTCTCTCAATGGCGTAGACTTTCATGCCATGGGCAAAAAACATCTAGGAGACATCATTGCGGCCGCTTGCTGAACAGGGCTATATAATCCTGGCACAAAACAGCAGTCAAGTCAACTATGTTGACTGTGCCGTCACACTTGCCGGAACAATTCGGTACTGGCATCCCGACGCACAAATTTGTTTGCTCACCGACGAAACAACCATCAGCAACACCTTGTTTGACTATGTTCATCAATTGAGCGAGCCCTTGCATACCAACCCTTATGCTAACGACTGGCAAGTGGTTGACAAGACTCCGTTCCGCGAAACTATCAAACTAGAAGCAGACATGCTGATTACCAGTCCAATTGATCACTGGTGGAACATGCTACGTCATCGCGACATTGTGGTTTCAACAGGTTGCAGGGACTGGAAAGATCAGGCAGCAAAATCACGACACTATCGACAAGTGTTTGACAACAACAATTTGCCCGACGTGTACAATGCTATTACCTATTGGCGTAGGAGTGAAACAGCTCAAACTTTTTTTAACACTGTGCGCAGTATTTTTGAAAACTGGAGTGAGTATCGCAAACTGTTGAAGTTTCCTGAAGATGTTCCATCCACAGATGTGGTCTATGCCATGGCAGCAAACATTCTTGGTTCCGAACAGTGTACCATGCCCTTTGCCGATTATCCGCGTATAGTACACATGAAACGTCACATAGCAGGTACACAAACAGATGACTGGACACGTGAACTCAACTGGGAATACCGGGACTATTTGCTGCGAGTAAATACAGTGGCACAGTCAGGTGCATTCCACTACAATGTCAAGAGTTGGCAACCATGACACCAGATGAATTCTGGAACATATTACACCGCGAACCTGTTGCGCCTGTTGTAAGTTATAGATTGTACCACGACGCAAGTGGCAATCCATTATTTTACAGTATGGATAATCCACCAGGTACATATATTGAAATAGACGCTGAGACTTTTGCTCACAGCCCCATGCATGTACATGTGCGTGACGCAAAGCTAATACATCGTGTGTGGACAACAACCACAAAACTTGTGCCTGCTGACTCTGGATCCCCTTGCGATCTTCGCAATGTCGCTGTAATTGTCAGTGAGCACAACCCCCATCAAAAATGGAACAAGAAAACTTATGAAACAAATTGATATAGCAGACCTAGACGTGGTATTTTTAACATTTGATGAGCCCAAGAAAGAAGAATACTGGGCAATCATACGCAACATGGTACCGTGGGCGCAGCGTGTGGATGGTGTTCGCGGGTCGGATGCAGCACACAAGGCCGCGGCAGCTGCCAGCGCCACAGAACGATTCATCTTGATTGACGGCGACAACATGCCTGACGCTAAATTTTTCAATCAAACTCTAGAGTTCCCCACAGCTGACTATGACTCTGCTGTGTTTCGCTGGCGAGCAAGAAACGCCATCAACGGACTCATGTATGGCAATGGTGGACTAAGCTCGTGGACAAAAACTTTTGTCAACAACATGCGTACACACGAAGCCACAGATGGCCGCACAGAAACACAAGTGGAGTTTTGTTTTGATCCGTTATACTGGGCCATGCACGATTGTTATTCAACGACCTATCCCAATGGATCGGCATTTCACGCTTGGCGTGCAGGATTCCGCGAAGGTGTAAAGATGTGCCTGAATCGCGGTGCCAAGCCCACAGCAGCAGAGTTCAAGGATCGTGTGCATCAACGCAACCTGGACCATCTTACTATCTGGCACAACATAGGTGCAGATGTTGACCACGGCTACTGGAGCATGGCAGGCGCAAGACAAGGCACATACATGACCATGCTCACAAACTGGGATCATACCCAGGTGCAGGACTTTGATGCCTTGGCTGAACTATGGAAGACTGTGGAATCCAGTGACCCAAGGTTGTTAGCTGGACGTGTGGCGGAAGATCTAGACCAGCAACTGGATCTGCCTATGGCCATGCTGGAAGCAGAACAAAGCAAGTTTTTCAAACACCACTATCGAAGCAACTGGCACAATCAAGGTATTATGGTAAGAGAGATGGATGTCATTCGAGCACAAGAAGGTTGGTAATGAACAAAGGCGCCGAAGCCACTGATAACAAAAGTCATTTCCTAACAGCCGCTGAAAAAATGCAGGCCGATCTTGGCCCTGCGTTATGTCTTGCCAAATGGAAACAGGTCAGCTTGCACCTGCCCACAGGGTTAAATAACAGTTGCTATCATCCGCCCTTGCATCGAATACCCGTAGAAGATATTGGACGCAATCCCAGTGCATTGCACAACACTCCGCACAAGAAAGAACAGCGTAAACTCATGCTGGCAGGTGTCAAACCTGCGGAGTGCAGCTATTGCTGGAACATGGAAGCACATGACAAGCTGAGTGATAGACACTATAGATCAGGTGAGCCATGGGCAGCCAAAGATTATTCAGTAATTACAAAATCAACAGGAGATGAAGATGCTATTCCCAGTTACGTGGAAGTTAATTTCAACAATGTTTGCAACCTTGCATGCAGCTATTGCAGCCCGCAGTTCTCAAGCACTTGGCAGCAAGAAACTGATCGGCACGGGGCATATCCTACTCTGGTTCCTCATAACGCTCCTGAGCATTTCAGCGGCAGTCGTAAGCCTATCCCTGCCCGTGATCACAACCCTTATGTAGAAGCGTTCTGGGCATGGTGGCCTACTCTGTATCCAGAACTGGAACACTTTCGCATGACTGGCGGTGAACCCTTGCTGGATCGGAATACCTATAGAGTATTTGACTATGTGCTGGCAAACCCCAGCGCCAAACTGCACCTAAATGTTACATCAAACTTTAGTGTAGACGAAAAGTCATGGCAGAAGTACCTGGCCTATGTGAAACAGCTATGTGATGGACGCATAGAACACTTCATGCAGTATGTGAGTCTAGATGCCTGGGGAGCTCAAGCAGAATACATACGCCATGGCCTGGACTTTGATCTGCTGTGGGACAGAGTTAATCAGTTCCTAACTCAGGTGCCCAGCTACTCAAGCCTGACATTTATTGTCACAATGAACAATCTCAGTGTGCCGAGTCTGGAGAACTTGTTTGCTGGCATACTGGGCTTGAGAAAAACCTACAGCAAGACCTATCAGCGTGTGTGGTTTGATACTCCTGTACTGCGCGAACCTGCGTGGCAGAGTTTACAAACTCTTCCTGAACCTTATGCTGACAAGCTGGAGCATTTATGGGCCTGGATGATACGTCAGATTGAAACTGATGAGGCACCGTTTCACGGATTTAAAGACTACGAACTTGGTCGTCTAGATCGAGACATTGCCTGGATGCGAGCAGGCCAAGGCCAAGATCATTCACGTGCGCGAGCAGACTTTTATCGTTTTTTCAGCGAACACGATCGTAGACGTGGCACCAACTTCTTGACAACCTTTCCTGAAATGCGTTCATGGTGGGCCGAATGTGAGCGTGATGCTAGGAACACATAAGATCATAGTGGATGAATGGGCCGAAGTATGGGACTTGTTGAAGCCCTATGCTGATGGATCATTCTGGCAGATGCCTGATCTAGACCCTGCCAACACGTACATTATAGGACGTGTGGTTCTTAAAGAGAACTGGACTGCTATCACAGACTGGGCTACTCAGAATCCTGGTCGTGTTGTGTTTTCAAATCCAGCAGAAGGCTCTGAAACTATACTGCTACAACTAAAACGACTACGCATTGCAGAGCATGTGCAGGACGGACGCATAGGCCTGTTAACATCAGGCAACATGGAGCCAGGCATTCGGTACTGCAAAACAGACTGTTACTTTTCAAACATTGTGGAATACACAGAAAACAAAGCGGCACAATTACAATCCGCACTAGACTACAAAACACATCGTCCGTATGAGTTTTTGTTTCTGAATGGTAGACTACGCCCGCATCGCAAGTATCTAATAGATCATTTGCGGGCACATGGCTTGTTGACACATGCATTGTGGACCAATCTTGGCAGCACGGTAGAAATGACATTCACCAGCCAGTTAGGCACAGGCAAAACAGAACCCATACGCTTGCTGCCCCCTGAATATGAAATAGATCGTGCTGTGCTACAGCTGACTCACGTGCCCGAATCAGGATTTATCAAACATCAGCTATTTGGAAACACATGGGGAGATGCTATTGTTAACCCGCGCTGCTACACGGACTCATGGTTCACTTTAGTTTCAGAAACCATATTTGATTACCCGCACACATTCCGCACAGAAAAGATCTGGAAGCCGGTATTAATGGCACATCCATTTGTGGTTGCTGCCAATCGAGGTTATCTTCGAGATTTGCGCAACGCAGGTTTTCAAACATTTCACACAGTATTAGATGAAAGCTATGACCAAATTGATTGTCCACATGCCAGGATTGAGCGTATAATAGAAACAGTTCGTGCCATATGTTACTCTGGCTCTGCTGATTTCTGGCAAGCCACTAGAGATATCTGTAAATACAATCAGCAACACCTTGTGGAGTACAACCGTGAGCAACGTGCCCAACTCCCTTTACAGTTAGAACAATATTTAAATGACCGATCTTGAATTTAAGCACACAGCGTTAGACCCACTGAGTGCGAGTTTTTGTGCAGCGAAATGGTACAATGCTACCATTTGGTTAGGAAGTGGACAGACCACAAGTTGTCATCACCCGCCAGCCCATTTGGTCGACAAAGATAAAGTCAGTATCAACCCTAGGCTGCTGCACAATACTGATCAGAAGAAAGCAGACCGTGCCAAAATGATTGCCGGTGAGCGCCCTGCA